ATCGTTAAGTTTGTTTTCATAACCTACGTGTAGGTCTGTAGCTCTAGACTTATAATCTGAACCTGTGTACTTAGCTTTGGTTTCTACGTTGACATAAGGTCCAGCAAGTACTGGAGATGAGAATAGTGTAGCTGCGAGAGCTAGAGTGATTTTTTTCATTAAAATATTCCAGGGATAATTTGTCCAGTCGTGGCGTATGCTCCTAGAGCTGCCACAATGCCGAGCATAGCCCAGCGTCCATTTTGAAGTTCAGCGTTGTCGTTCATAGTGTATTCAATAGGAGTTTGAAGTTGAATTACTTCTGTGTCGTTCATTAAAATAAATGAGTATGTTAATGGGCGAGGATGAAAGTTCAGGTCGCCACGATATACTATGCTTTAAGTAATTTGATCCTTAAGGAAGCAGGTAGATCTCTCAAAGAACCACCTTCTTTATCATAGTCAGCAGGTCCACCTCTTGTATATGGTTTTAATTTATCTCTTATCTGTCGAGAGGTAGCTCCAGAGATCTTTAGGTTTGGATGCTCTTTAAGATAGTCTTCTTTTTGCCAAGGTATTTCAATCTGTTCTCCACTTGGATTGATATGCATCCAAGGTGGAAACTTTAGTGGTTGATTATACTCATCATGATACTTTGGTTGTGGTCCTCTTCCTTCACCGTGAGACAGCTTCCATCCATCCCCTACTTCACCTTCACCATAGTCTTCATCTGTTTCTGGTTCTTTAGGTTCTTTAGGAAGCAGGATAGTATTAGGATTAATCCTTAACCCTGCTAACTTACCTTTACCTGGTGCTGGTACAAATGGACCTTTACCTTTCTCTGGGTCATCATAAGGTTGACCAGGAGATCCTCCTTTACCAGCTATCATCAACTGTTGTTTTAATGATTCATTCTCTTCACGTAATCCTTTATCCCATGAATTTATTGCCATAATTAAAAATTAACATTGGATCGTTCGAGCTTCTTCATAACATCTTGTCTATATGCAGAATCTCTTTCGTATCTAGGATCACTCATAGCCTGTACGACTTCTGCTTGACTACGGAATTGACTTCCATCTGCTTTTGGTGCTGTACCAGTTAACATTTTACCATCTACTCCTCGTGAATCTTCCCATCTATAAGTTAAAGATCTAACAGCAAAGAATGCAGCTAAAGGGTCTCCCCTCTCCATAACTGCATCAAACATTTTTATCTCTTGTTCATTAAGATTACTGTTAGCCCAAGTTAACATTTCATTATAGCCTTGTTCTCCACCAGCTATGTTTTTTAATTCAGTAACATCAGCATCAGATATTTCTTTAGGAGCATATTGTTTTTCAACTTGTTCTCTATATCTAAGATGCATATCAGCTAGTTCAATTGGAGTTAGCTCATTTAGTTTATCTAAAGTTTCTTTATTATAATCATCTTTAGAAATAGCTTCTTCCCATAGTGTATCTAAGATTCCAGCTTCTGCAGTATCTTCTTCAGTTTCTTTCTCTTTTTGCTTACCTTCTTTGGACTCCACTTGTCCACTATCTTCGGTGTTCCCAGCTTCTTCGCTATCTTCAGAACCTTTTTCTCCAAGTTTTTGCTGAAGTTCAACATAAGCTTTTTCTAATTCTTGTGCATCTTTATATTTACCAGCAAGTAAGTTGTCTTGTGCTTCTTGCATTGCTTCTCCAACTTGCAGAGAATCTTGCTCATCAGCACTAAGATTCTCTGCTGTTGTTACCTCATCTGTATTTTCAAATGTTAATGTTTCTGCCATTGTTTACTCTTGTGGTGGGGGTGGTTGCTGTGCTTGTTGTTCTGCTTGTTGTTCTAATTGTGCTGCTAATGCTGGGTTCTTTGATGGATCATTCATAGGAGCTTTAGCCATGTTAGGTTCTTGCTTCATTTGTTCCATTTGCATTTGCTGCTGTATAGCTTGCTGTTCTTCTTGCTGTCTTTCTTGCATACTCTTTACAAGATTCAAGACATCTATACCTTGAGCTGCAGCTAATCTCTTAACTACTTCTTCAGGATTAATGTATTGTTGGATAGCTTCTGGACCCATGGTCTGTGCAATAGTCTGAAGGAAAGCCCCCAAGGCTTGTACATCTTGACCACGACCAAGACTATTAATACCAGCAACGATGATAGGTTTAACCATACCTTTTGGTATCTTAGGTATTTCACCTGTCTTTTGGAAGACACTAAGCTTACGGTTTAGATAAGGTACAAGGAACTCAACAGTAAGTAATCCAAATAGACCACCGAGCTGTTGTTCCAACTCCATCTGTGTCATCTGAACTTCTTGTGCAGTAGTCCTTTCACTATCCCTTACACTTAAGATAAGGAAAGCTTCATTTAATCTCTTCTCTAATGTAGCCATTAACTGATAGGCTGTCTGGAAATCAGCAGTCTTACCAACTTGTACCACACCTATATCATCTGGTCTTCCTTGAACGATTGCTCCGTTACCTGCAGTCGCTAGTGTTTGTGGTTTAGTAGTGCTTGATGGTGATACTACAAAAACTACTTTAGCAGCTGCTGCACTCCCTTCTACAAGAGCTTGTGACAGTGCTTCAAGTGATTTCAGATCCCCTATAAACTGACCTACTCTACCACGACCATAAGCTTCTCCGTCTACTGTGTTGAAACGTAAGGGTAGCCATGGTGTTGTATCTACTGGTGATTTACCTTGAGATCCTGGTAGTACTTTATCGAATACTTCTTGATGCCAAATAAATCTGTTGTTATCTCTAGTAACATGAGTGTATACATCACACTCTTGCTTATCAGATTTAGTCTCATCAACTACATATTCACTTTCATCTATTTCGTACTCCTCTCCTTCAGGTAGATACTTCTCTATTAATTTTTTGTTGATTCTTTCTCTTGTGACTATTTCAATCACGTTGCCGTTACCATCTCGCTCTATCACGTAGCGGTTCAACGGAAATAATTTCAGTCCTTCTTTACCCATAAAGATAAGTGAGTTACCAGCTACAACTAAGTGTTGTAATGCTTGGTGTATTACTACACGATCATCTGATGCTGCAATAGCTTCAAGGATGGTACGCTCTATCTTTGCAAAGGATAAGTCTAATTCTGATTTTACTTCTGGTGGAAACTCTTCTCCTAGTTGTGACTCATCTAATTGTAGTTTAAAGAAACTAGTCTGTGGTGGTACCAGACTAAGAGATAATTTACTAGCTAAAGCAACAACTCCTTTGGCTCCAACGGATTGCCAAGGAGTATTAAGTTGCTTCATGCCTCTCGCATGTTCTTCATGACCACGAATTAAATAAGGTAGGGTAAGTTTCCCTGCGTCTTCCGCTTCTGTTAGAAACTGGGAACGATCACTGGATAAATAATCATACCTAGATTTAGCTGTCATTGTTTTATGCTATGTTTAATGATGTATTCTTTATTCGATTACCACTTCTACCAAAGAAACTAGAAGTAAATTTAGGCGTACTCTGTGGTAATTCATTCTGAGTTCTAACACCTTTAACTGCTTGGTTCATCGGCTTACCTGTTTGACCATAAGTAGCTGCTATTCTTGCTCGTTCAGCATCCTGTATATCTCGTTCTTGGTAAGCTTTAATTTGACCTTCTTGGTGTGCTCTTTCTGCTTCTATTTCTCCTATAGTAGCTTGTTGTCCTTTTATTGTATCTCTGAAATCAGTTAGTTGAGTTTTGAAATCATCTATAGCAGATTGCTGTGATCCAATAGTGCTTTCATATACACCTGCTTGCTCATCCCAACCAGCTTGCTGTTGTGCTTGCTGTTGTGCATATAAGTTTGCTTGATCTTTAATTTGAGTATCCCAACTTGTTTTTTGATCAGCTAAAACTTGCTCATATAAGTTTGCTTGATCCTTCCAGTCTGATTCCTGTTCAGCATAGAGACTTTTTAATTCATCAATCTGAGTTTCATATACTCTATCTTTAGCAGCTGTTTGAGTTTTGAAATCATCTAGTAATGATGATCTGATATCTTGCTGTTCTTTAGCAGCTGTTTCTGCCCACTGCTGTTCAGCTGATGTAAACTCTTTAGACCAATCAGATTTAGCTTGTTGTAATGATGCTGCATATTGATCAGCCCAACTTGTTTGAGCTTGTTGTAATGCAGCAGCGGAATCAGCTTGCCATTGTTGTTGAGCTGCTAACAACTCAGATTGATGTTGAGCTGCCCAATTACTTTCATGTTTTGCAAGTTCATCTTTAGTAAGATACTTACTTAGATCAATTTCTTGAGGAGCAAATTTGTCGGTATCTGGCTTTGTTTCAGCAAGTGCAGCTCTTGCATCTGCAGCGGTTTGTTCTTGATGTTTCCCAACATCTACTAACCAATTTTGTAAATTAGTAATAGCTGCTTGCTGCATCTCATTCTCAATCTTTCTATCAGTATGACTACGATCTCTCCAAGCAGTACCATATGGTGAAGTATCTAAAGGATTATAAGCAACATCACCGTAAGCATCAGCAGCCCACTTTTCTAGGTCTGCTATTTTTGATTGCTGCCATTCATTCTCAATCTTTCTATCAGTATGACTACGATCTCTCCAAGCAGTACCGTAATTTGTATCAACTGTTAGAGGATCCCAAGTACCTAACCCTGAACTAGAAGCATACTGCATTAAATTATTTAACGCAGACTGTTGCCATTCATTTTCAAGCTTTCTATCAGTATGGCTACGGCTTCTCCATGGACCTTGAAAGTCATCTATTCTATTGTAAACACTGCCTTCGGGAAGCTCTCTTGTCATTTTAATTGTCCTCCAATCTATTTCTCAGCCA